CGGGTAGCTTATCGAAACTGTCCATTATCCTGCTAAATATATCCATTAATAATCTCCTTCTAATTTTTCTTGTTCTCTAGCCATAGCTTGCAGGTCCGAAAACTTAACACCTGCAATTTTATACTCTTCTTCATCAGAGTGGTCTATATGCCTTATCAATGCGTGTATAGGCACTAAAACACCCTTAGAGGTGTCAGAATCGCCTCCTTTAACAAAACCATTCCTTGCATAATAGTCTTGAGCAATCTGTTTGAGCCTTTCAACGCTCATTGTTATATTAAAACAAAGATTATCTCCTTCCATGAAATTAATTACCCACCACTTAGCCTGTGTGTGAGCCAATCCGCTTTTTTTGTTTCTGCTCTCGAATTCAACGAAACAATTACCCGAATTAATCCAATTGTTTTCTATCTTTGACTGCTCACTTTTGACTTCCACCAAGTCATTCTCGAGCATGTTGTAAAATACACTCTCCCCTCTCTTACCTACCTTCAAATCATATCTAAAATCATTATTATGTTTCATCCTAGTTCTCCATATAGTTTCTTCTCACCTCTAATGTTAGCTGAGCGTGTGCGGAAAAGATTACAACTTTCAGTTACACTTGCTATCTCGTATCTCAAAGTTATATATCTTTCTTTTTGCTCTGCAATCATGTCAGTAAAAATCGTTACTTCATTATCATCTTCAGACATAGCTTCTCTATCTCTTACTGTAAGCCCTGCTGTTCCTTTGGTTTCTAGAAACTTTCTTGCCTTTAGTTGTTTTTGCTTAGCTACGAGTCTTTCGTACGACGACTCTGCTTTGCCAAGCTCAGCACCCAAAGTTCTAAGTTTCTCTACAGCACGCTCTAATTCTTCATCGCCAAGCCTAATCATCGTCTATCTCTCTAGCTGGGCCCGACATTGGTGCATGACATTTTTTCGTAAATGTTGTTTCATCGCCTTTTATGAGCATAGATAAGTTGTCTATCCACTCAACTTTTTTATCACGCATTAGCTGTTTGATAAGCTCATTGGATAATACTTTCACTGCTTTATTTTCAGCACCATTTGCTGTATTAGCTTTTATCGCAACATCCATTTGAACGTGAGTTCTTGTTATATATGTCTTTAATGTCATTTCTTCATCACTCCTATTAATTTTGTCTTAATTGCTTTAGGTAAGGCATCATAGTTGCTACCTATAACTTCTTGTTTATACAAATCTACAAACATTTGTGCTTTTTTCTCTGATTCTGACACTGTCAATCGCAACAAACTAGCACCTCCCAATCTGTTCCAAATTTTTATTGCTAACTCATCTTTGACATCTTTATGGTCATAGAATTCTTGAAATTTGTTTCTTATGTTAATATCTGATTCTTGTAGATATCTTGTTAAATTCACTGGCACCTGCGGTTTCCATGCACCTATTTCTTTGTCATTAGTGTGTGATATAAAGGCAGCCATAACAGCTTCTACAGAAAAACCTTGCAGGCTTATCCAAAACATCATTTCCTGAGCTACTGTTAGCTTGGGCTGTTTAGGATATGTTTCGTCAAACAATTGTATTAATTTATCAAATTCTGCTCTTTTCATACTTTTTTTCCTAAATAGTAGACAGGAAAACTAGCCATAATAAACCTATCTACTATTTATTTATATATATAAATATATATATATATATTATTATAATATTAATAATTATATAAACTAGCACGCAAAAAATCATTAATCAAGTTTTTTATTATACACTTGCATTAATATCAATATTAGTTATAATATAAATAACTAACTAAAAAGAGAAAAGTATGAAAAAATTAACTTATAAAGACGTAAGAGACACGCTATCAAGTATAGATGTTACTGATAGACTAAAAACATATAAATCAGGAAATGTAGATTTATCTTACTTGCCTTGGGCGGATGCTGTCAATTTTATGGATGAGCATTTTCCGCAATGGCACCCTACCTGGGGCAAATCGAAGATATTTCCAAATGGCACAGAAGAAATCTACTGCAAAATTACTATTGATGATTTATACAAGGAAATGTGGTACCCAGTAACGAAAAGCGACTCAAAAACACCGCTAGTTAATGCTGATTGTTATACCATGAACACCAATAAGATGAGAGGAATGGTCAAATGTATGGCAATGTTCGGTTTAGGCATTAAAGTTTTTACTGGCGAATCATATGAGGCACCTAATCCTGTAGAAACTGATGTATCTGACCCTATATTAACGCCAATAATTAAATTAAAAAACAATGATTCTAAGAATAAATACATAGAAGACATGTTAGCTAAGAGTAAATTAGAAGATGGCAAGGTAGACGAGATGCAGTTTGGCAAGGCAATAGACTTTGATTATAAAGAAACTGATATGCCTTATATTCCCAACAATCTAAGGGCATCTTCTTTCAGATATTATGCTTTCGGGCTTAGATACAAGAGTAAGGGAGTGTACACAATGTCGCCAGCTGAGAGAAAATTACAGTTGCAACACGATTTAGAGCAAAAATCTAGGGTTATACCTGAAGGAGCTATGGATTTAATTAGATATGGCAATTTCAACGAAAGAAGTGGCATAGCTAAGTGGATGTTGGTTAACAAACAAACATGTCAAGACTACTGTTCAGAGCAAAAAAATTATGTTATCGAAGGCGGGAAGTGGACAGAAGACGAAATAGCCAAGGATATAGCTGTATCAGCTACGCCTGACGGATTGTCAAATGACAATAAAACTATAATTGAGGTTAAATGCTCAGCTATGGGAAATAGTACGTATGACGAGTTCCCAAGACAGTATTTACCACAGATTATGGGGCAAATGTGGATAGCAAATGCCAATAAAGTACCAGTTGAGCAGGTAGATTTGGTCAATTGGACACCAAAACAAACAAAAATATGGAGGATAATGCGAGATGAGAAGTATGAACAATTTTTACGTGAACACCTTTCCGATTATTGCAATGCTTTAAAAGGCGGAGAGTTCAAAATAAAACTAAAACCTTACATAGGTGATTTAGATATAAAATTAATATATACAGGAGAATAGAATGAAACAAAAATTCAATCTAGCAATACAAAAAGAGTTAGCTAACGAGCCTGAAGTCATGGCTTTATTAGATAAATTCGACATGATAAAAGAGAAATCGGGCAAAAAATACCCGATTTTTTCTTGGAATGATTGTGAGGATTCTAATTCAGAGAACCAAACACATAAGAAAGCTGATATTGCAATATTTATGAATATGAGCAAAGCGGGAAAAGTCTACCCGACACTCACTATCGAGTGGAAGGAAGAAGAGAAGAAATGGTAGCTAGGAGGTAATATGTCATCTTACAGAAAAGATTACTACGAAAGAAACAAGGATAAGTTTAACAAACGCTCATCTGAATATTACAGTAAAAATAAAGATAAGTTGCTAGCTGAGGCTAAAAAGAAGAGAGAAAACAAAACTGATGAAGAAAAAGAAGATGAAAAAATAGCTAGAAGACAAAGATATCTTGATAACAGAGAATATCATCAAAAGTATTCTAAAAAGAAATGGGAAGAGTATAAGCAGTTGAAAGCTGAGTCAGAAAGCAAATCAGCTGCTTACGCTACATTAGCTGACCTAGAAGACGAAGAAGAACAGGAGTTTTGAGATGGCCAAAAGACTTACACAGACAGAAATCAATGAAGGGTTATTAGAAGAAATATACAATTTATGTTACGCAAACAAGAATGATAGTAACGTAGCTAGGATGATATGTAATCGCATAGATGACACTAAACCAGCTAAACAAAAAGAAGCTGAAGAACGTGAAAGATTGTTCAATGACCACCTTCTCAAAGCACAAAAAAACAATCATTTTTGATATGCCTGTATAATAAAAATCCGAAGGCGGGAAAAAGCCAGCAATGCGTGATTCTATAAGGTAAGATACAACTAATATCATTATAAGCTAAGCATTTCGTACGTTATACAAAAACACACAAGCTGGTAGTGTTATTAGATGGCGGAAAAGATGCAGAAAAAAGACGGCAATTCCTATGCACACGCACGCTCCTATATAAACAGGATTTTTGTAACCTAAAGCTTTTAATCAGCCTCCCCCAATGTTTTTAACGTAATCCCCCCAGGCAAGGGTGAAGTTTTTAATCAAATCCCCCCGAAAAACTTTTAAATGCAATCCCCCCAGGGATGGTGCTAGCTAATAGGCACAAGAATAAGGTAAAAAAATAACCTGCTAGCTGATAGAAAATAAATGTTGACATTAATATACATTGGTGCTAATATAATGCTACTAACTAAGGAGAAAAGTATGAAACATAAATGCACAAAAGAAGAACAAACTTGTGAGGCTAGGATAAATAATGCCCTAGCTGACAGGCTTAAGCAATTTGAACAAGGTGAGCTTGAAGGTCTTTGCTTCGACTATGTTGATAACAGCGAAACTGAACAGAAGTCTTATCATCGTTGGCAGCTTAGCTGGGGAGGACCAAGCGACGAGTTCAGGCTTTTCAAAGACGGCACTGTTAAGTATTGGTTCCTAGATTGGTATGACGGAGCTAGCAGAGAAGTAAACAACAAGGAGTTGCTAAACTACATGTGTACCCAAGCTATAGAGAATCTGTAAAGTTTTTAAATAGCTTCCCCCAAATCTTTTGTTCTTCTTCCCCCCAAAGGGGGAGGAGATTGCAAGACGTGTGGGGGGGGGGATAATGCCAAATATCTGTTAGCTAGGGGCAATAAAATAAATAAATAAATATATTGACATTCATATACATTAGGATTAATATAACTGTACATTAACTAACTGGAGAAAAATAATGGAAAACGTAACAAGAGAAGACTGGGATGCGTACCTAAGCGTACAAAAATCAGGCAAGTACAACATGTTAGACCCGATGGCAAGAATGTCGGCAGGTTTAGACAAGTCAACATGGATGGCGATTATCACTAACTATGAAAAGCTAGCTGAGCAATATCCTAGTTAGTTAGGAGATGGGTAGCTGAGTGAGTAGCAATTGACGACTAAACTGAAAGCTCAGTTACCTAGCTAGGACAAACTTTTTAATGAAATCCCCCCTAAAGTTTTTAAGTGGCTTCCCCCAAATGGGGCACTAGCTAGGAATATATATAAAAAAAATAACAAAATAAAATAGGAATATAAGCAAATGATAATATACTGTTTCCAGGTGATTTAACATTGTTTTTAATATACATTGATGATAATATAATGGTATGTAAGGGAACGAGAAATCTTGCACACTGGCTAGGCAGTATAAACATTCCTAGAGCCGAGTGACCTAGGTGTTAGAAATGAGCATCACACGACGCAGTTCTAACATTTAGAAACAATTAACTAACTATAGGAAAAATATTATGCAAATAATACAAAAAGGAAATGCGGACGCTTTAGAAGTACCCGCAGAAATTAAGTTTGATATTAAACTAGAGCCACTTCAAACGCTTGATGGGTTATACATACCAACAGAGCAGAGACGTGCTGTAGTTGATACAACTAATAATAGAGTTGTTGGTACTTGCGGGAAAGTCTACAAGCCAACAGAATATTACAAAGTTGTTGAACGTGTTAACTCAGGTTTACGCAGTTCTAATATTAACTTAAATGATATCGTAGTTGAAGATAATTTATATGATGGTGGCGGTAAGTTTCACCGCAAAATTACATTTAATAAAGTTGAGCAGTCACTAGCTAAGGTTGATGACGTTGTAAGACTAGAATTAAATATACATTCATCATTAGATTTATCTAGAAAAATATCATCTATATTTAGTGCGTTAAGATTATGGTGCACAAATGGTTGCGTTACTGATGATTATGCAGTTCAACGTAACTACAAACAAACCACAAACTTAATTCCCGACTACCTAGCTACGAACTCAATCAGAGCATTAGAGATGTATGAAAATAACATTGAATGGTTTGATAGATTACTAGCTACGAACATCACCGAAGATGACGCTATCAAGTTCTTTAAAGAAACTATTGGTAAACTTACAAAACCAACAGCGGAAAAGAAAACTTATAGCGAATCAAAAGTGCAGAAGTTACTCAATAGATATCGTAAAGAAGTAGGTCTACAAAATAAAGGTAATACTTTATGGACGCTTTACAATACTATCACTAACTATTCTACACACGTTGATAATGTAGACTGGACTGGTAACACTGTTAACGAAAATGGCGATTTAGTCAAAGCGTCGTTAAATGGTGCTAAGCATAACGTAAAATATACAAGAGAACTTGAAGTAGCTAAGAGTCTTAGACATCCTGTCTTTGCACTTGCTAGCTAATTCATTTTTTTTAACTAACTATAGACTAGCTAGCAATATCGTTAGCTAGTCGCAACTAAAGGTAACTAACTATGAAACAACAATTATCATTTCCATTCTGGTCAAAAGATGGAATAACACAAACAGTAGGAAAAAAACTCTTCGGCGTTCTATTTACAAAACGTGATGGAACAGAACGTAAGATGTTATGTAAGCTAGGAATAACTGATAAAGATTATTTTACTGGCGGTGGTGCTAAGTATGATACATCTAATCATTTAGTTGTAGTTGATATGAAACTCAGACAGCAAGGCATAGCTAAGACAAAATGCTGGCGTGCAATCAGAGTTGACAGCATTAAACAAATCAACTTCCAAGGTGGTGCATTATGAGTAACATATCAAAAGACATTGCTAATGATAAACTTGATGAGTTGCTAGCTGAGTATGAAGACGTTGTTAACGCAATGATTCATATTCGCATGCAACAATTAGATGAGTCAGAAGACACAGCAACAAGACGTGTTAAACAATGTCTACATGAGATAGACATAAAACAAGCGAGACGCTTACTCATGTAACGTAACAATCGGGCTGGCGGGTAAAAGTAAAAACAAAAACCCCCCAGCCCCCCTTTTCAAAAAATTTTCCATGCGTGGGGTTCTCTTCACGCAGCGGGGGGAAAATATAAAAGTATATTAATGCCAATCTATATATTAAAA